GTTGGACAGGGAATGATGCCTTAAGACTTGCACCTTTGTGTGGTTTGTAACCACCAGCTGGGTTCTTCATTAACTTGTGACCTTTGCCAGACTTCATCCAATGAAAGCCTTTGGGAGCTGGAACAGATTTATTCATTTCTTTTTCGCCGTTTTTGCTGCACGTTCGAAAGCACCTTTTGCCGGGGCACCTTTGGAGCCAACCTTGCGCTTCTTTTTAGTCTTGCCCGCACCAAGTTTCTTAAGGTTGATGTTGCGATAGAGAGATGGCTTCTGCTTTTTGAGCTTGGCAATCTTCTGTTTTTTCGTCAATTTTTCTGCCATCAGTAGCTGTGCCCTTTAAGCACCTTGTCCATCATGCCATGGATGTCGCCATCGTGGACTTTGATGACTTTGACCTCAACATCATCTTCCATCATCTCTTCATCTTCCATCATGCCAGATTCTTTGAGCATGGTTTCTTGACAAAGCATCAGGAAGTTTGATAGCTGGTCATCATCAAGCGGAACATCTTCAGCTGAGAAACCCATCTTGGCTTCAAACATAGCAGCCATGTCAACAACATTATCAGCCATTGCCTTTTTCCTTCATAAAAATACCGAGACCAACTGTGACAGCTGCAGCTATTAAAAAGAAAGCTGTCGCCGAAGGAACAATCATTGACAAGATAACAGAACCAACACCAACAGAAATCCAAGTTGTGGGCTCAACAATTCGTTCTTTAATCCAATTCATTGGGAAGCTCCTTTGTTGAATAAATTTTTGAGAAACGATGCAAGGGGCATGGCTCTCTGGACATCTTGGTTTGAAGCTGCATTAGGAGCAGACAAGCCACCCAAAGCACCGCCAGGAGTTGGCATCTGATTAAATGGATTTTGCAATCCAGTTGCTGCAGAAGCTGCATCAGCCGGGGACATCTGGCCTGATTGAACAGCTGCCTCAATGTCTGATGTTGCCCCTGACATTCCACCAGGAAGAGAGCTTGCCCCGGAACCAACTGGTGGAGCAGCTGTTGGTTCCATGCCTGCATTGCTCTGATTAAAATAGTCTTCTAGGTTAATCGCAGGGGGCATCTGAGCTCGGGCGGCATTCATATCACCACGAACTTGATTCATCCTGTTTTGCGCCTCTGCTGCACCGGAGGCTGATGGAGCCAACCCTTGCGCCTCTTGTTGACGCAACCTGCCTAGTGCATCCATGTAAGACTGGTAAGCTCGCTGCTGAAGTTGGTTTTGACGAGATGGCATCATGTCCATGAACTGGTCCATCTCTTGATTTGTCACTGGTCCGATTCCAGGAGTTTGCGGGCCAGCAGTGTAGCTTTGCATGTCTGGGTTGGTTGGATTGTTGTATTTATCAGCCATTATAAAAGTTCTCCTTGGCGGGCATCTTTAGCAATGTCAGCTTGAATTTCGGCGGCAGCTTTTGTTTGCTCTAGCTGCATATCAGCGGCAGCTTTTTGACGAGAAATTTCAACTTCGGCTTGCAGCTTCGCCATCTTGCTTTCTAGGTCTGCTTGCATTTTCATCATTTGTGCTTGCAGGCTTTGCTGCGCCTTGGCTTGATCGATTGACATGTCCGATTGTGCCTTGGCTTGGTCAGCCTTTATTTCTGCCTCAGTTCTTGCGATCAATGCATCTGCTTCAAGCTGTGCGAGTTGCTTGGCGTATTGCAGAGGATTCTGTTGCTGCTGGCCGCCCATTGCGGCAAGCCCTTGTATTGGTTCCATCTGGGGAACTTGCTGGACAACCATTGCGGCTCGCTCGGCAATCGCATCATCGAGTTCTTGCGGCACATCATCGAACTTGAACTTAGGATCTCTGATGTCTGGCAATTTCGGAAGATCAACACCCATTGCTTTCTCCATGCGGAGTCGATAAAGCAATGCCACATGTTCGGCAATGTGGGCAATTAAAATTGGTTGCAGAGCTTTGGCTGCTGGATTGCCTCCAAGAGAAGGATCGCTCATGAATTGCAAGTGAACAGCAATGTGGGCTTCATGGCTCTGTTCGCTGAATGCTTTGATTGGCTTGCCAAGGAGAACAGCCATGTTCTCATCAACAGGGTCTAGCTTGGCAGCTTTGGCTGGTTCAATAAGAATCTCATCTGCATTCTGGATCCGGATTGCCTCGTACATTCGTTTGTATGCTTCATACATATCGTGAAGCTGCGGAGCACTTTGCGCCATCTGGAGGATGGCTTGGGCTTGGGCGATGCGCTGCGTAGAGCTAAAGATGTTTGGATCAGAGACTGGAATTACATCAATGCGATCATCAAAATCTTCTCGGCGAATAAAACTTGATACTCCAGAACGAGAAAATTTTAACTCATCTTCAAGGTTCATGGAATTTAGACTGACCATGATCTTGAATTCATTGCTCTGAGAGACATGAAGTCTTTTGTGAATTGCGCTGAAGATCTTTGAACCTTGCTCAAGCAGCGCAACAGTTGTGCCGACTGGGGCTTGATTCGTTGCGTCGCCAACATTCAGATCAGCAATCGCAGCGAACCTTTGCCCAGCATCAACAATGAATCCCAACAGTTGGAAAAGAGTCCCGGAAGGCTCTTTGAAAGGCAGCGGCATAACTGCTTTCTTGACGTCATCAACAGTGGCATCAAGATCGACGAACTCACCAGGGGCAATATCCATCTCCCCACCAGGAACCCGACCTTTGAGCTTGAAACCACCTTGCATATTTGAAAATGCAGCGGAATCTAAAAGAGCACGGAGCGACCCAGTAGCAACCTTTCCAAGACCTCCAATAATGTGATAAAGACCAAAGCCATAAAAACCAAGGCCAGGAAGGAATTTGTATTCGACGAACCAATCTCTTTTTTCTTGGCGCTCATCATCTTCATTCCAATTCCTGCGAACAGAAACTATCTTCTCTGAATTTTGCTCAATGGTTATTACATATGGAAGTGCAACAGCATTGTCATCAGAAGAGTCTGCACCATCAATGCCATCAAACATATGATATGTGTGCATCTCGAAAAGAATTACGGTGCCATCATCACGTTCTGCATCATAAGCTGAGATGCCTTCGATCTCTTCGACTGTGTTTGAATCTTCATCCGCACCCAATGAAGTCAAATCAAGTGGCTCATAATAGCCAGCCTTGACAAACCTGTTATAGTCATTGCGAGAGAGTTTGATGATGTGTGTGTAACGGGGAGA